TCGAGGCCATAATTTTCTTCTTTTTACTCCAACTTGGATATGTCTCCATCCAATTTGCATGATAATACATTGCTCCATCAGTAATATCAATTAGTGCTTTGTCATGATAATTAACAAGAACTTTTTTAGCAAGTTCTTGTGCGGATTCCCAAGTTCTACCTTCTCTTGGATTATCCCCCAATCCATCACAATACCATGAAAATTGACATCTATCTCTCACAGGAAAATGTTCATCTTTTTGAGCATTATAATAATGAATACCCTCTTGCACTACTTCACATATGGTATTGGGATAATTATTGCGGAGTGTACGATTTATCGTTACATTCGCTACTGCTAATTTCCCTGCTGTACTCTCCACTCCTGCCTCAAAGTAAATATTTTTCGCCAAACAGAGAACATCTGCTGATGTATATTTTACTTTATCAAATTCAAGAGGTTTGTAATAGTCTGGTGCAGCCCTAGTCTCAACTATAGGTGGTTTCCATATTTGAGTAGGTGCATTACTATTAAGCGGTGAAGTAGTATACCATAGTGTAGCAAACAGAGCAAGGAACACCCTTACTGTCTTTACCATACTTGTACCTTTTTTTGGTTATTAATTTCATTCACAAAAACATGAAATATAAAACTCATCAACCAAATGTAGTTATATTTATGCAATTTTATCGTTCAACCAAGGCTTTGTTACCAATCTACACCTCCACTACTTGTCGTTGGGACGGTATCTTTTTTCACAATCTCTGCCGGAACTTCTTTCTTTTCTTCAATATCTGGAAGAAGATCTGGCCAAGTATCCCTAACTAACTTATAAGATAATCCCTTATAAGACAATTTTCGATCCTTAACAGCGAGAATAAGTTTTGCATCATTTGGATCAACTCGTTCTAATAATTCAACAAACATTGATTCTCTTCTAAGTTGTGGAAGATCGTGTGGACTTGGATCAACATAATAATCCAACTTTTTTACCTCAAAATGAAGTGAATTTGGAGTTGAATCTGCTACCTGTCCTGGCGTATATGGTGGTTTCCCAGGCGGTAGGTGCCATTTAACGTCTGGATGATAATTCAATTGTAACAACGCCCTAGTTGCAAAATTGTCTCTATCTATGAGAACTTGTCGTTTCTCTTCTCTTGTCTTGGCCTTACCAACCAAATCAAGGGTTTCTAAAATATTGAATTCTGCCATATCAAACTTCTCCTGTAAATTGTTTATCTGTCAATGCAACGGTTTCTGTTGCTTCATAATAGTCCCTGTTTTGTAAACTTCCAAATTCTGTTTCATCCATTCCTTTTGACCATAATGCATTAATATCTGGATAGAATACCCCCACAGACCTCTTAGGAGTACCGTCAGGGTAATAAGCCATAGCAACACATCTTGGAACCACTTTATGTTCTTCATCCTGTCCCGAAAATATTCCAATCCAATCACCAGATTTTAAGTAGAATTCGCAATATCTAATGTATGCTTTACGAGATGAAGCCTGACTTTCCGCAATTCTGCGTTCTTTTTCCCCAACATATTTACCTCTTCCCTGTTTACCTAAAGCGGCAACCATCTCTTTGTTATGTTTGATCCATCCCTTAACATTTTTAAAAGAATAAGTATCATCATCTGGAAGAGTAAGAACACGTTCATTCACATTTTTATATTCTGCTGGTTTTCGTTTCTTTCGCATATTTTTCATGCGTTCCCGAAGAGCCTCACGTTGTTCTTCTGAAATCTTACGAGTTCGTTTTACCTTTATCGGTACACGTTCTATTTTCACTTTCTTTGCCATTATGATTTTTTCTCCTTAGTTTTTTCAATATTGTTCTTAATTGTTTCTAACATCATTGTCCACTGTTTTGCAGTAGTTTCAATATCATAGTGCATATCATAGTATTGTTTTTGAAATGCAAGACCAGCCTGAACTGGTGGTTCCCAAAAATTATTAATTGCATCTTTCAAAACATACGCAAACTTCCTTGCGTGTTCGGTCTTATCTTGAACAAATCCATACATCCATGCAAAGTTTGCACACGTTTCTGGAAGAACTCCAAGATTTGGACATACTACAATACATCCTGCACTCAACGCTTCGATTGCAGATATACATCCTGTTTCTGGATAGACATTTGGATATGCAAGAATATGTGTTTGTTGTAACGCTGACCGAATTTCATCATTAGAAACCGTTCCATGATAATTCACATTTGGTGTTTCTTTACAAGCATCATAAAGGGGTTCCCATTCTTTGTCTTGTGCTTCCCAACCATATATCTTAAAACTTGAATAAACATCAAGTACCACATTCTCCAATTTCAATGCTTTAAATGCACCAATCAATACATCCAATCCCCGATGTGGTGTAGAAGTATATGCAAGTCGAATCGGGCCGTCTTTTGGTTTGGTATGTACTGGAATTGGTTCTATTGCATTCTTTAGTACAACACTCTTTTCATATTCAACACCAAGATCTATATTATATTTTTCAAGTGACCAATCAGAAGGAAATACAAATCGTTCAAATTTGTCACGATGAGATTTTTCTTTTAGAAATTGTACTTCTGGATCTTTCGATGTGTCTTGAAACCAAAGGATTTTTGGTTTATCTTCGTATTCACGAACCCTTGAAAGAATGATCTGAAAGTAGTTCCAGAGGTCATCAGGCACTCTCTCCTTGACTCTTTGATAAATTAACTCACTTCCACCCTTTGCATTTTTTGATTGTTCAACCACATCTCCTTCAGGTGGTGGTGGAAGTCCTTGTTCTTTTCTTTTCCGAATTTCTTTTATTTTAGAATCATCAAACTTCATCATGCTCATGAAGATTCTCCAATCTTATCAAGAGCCTCTATTCTTTCAAGTGCTTCAAGGGATTCATTATTTTCTTCTGTAGGTGGTTCTGGTGTTTTCTTTCCAAAAAACTTTAGAACCGCCTGTAAGATTTTATCAAACATTTTTTATTTCAATAGTATTATTATAACAAATTGTTTCCAAAGTGTCAAGTTTTTTCTTAAAAAAGTTTACCTTGTTCAATGCCATGTAATTTATATTGGAGTTTTCCATCATGAAACACTTCAACATCATCACCATCTAATTGTTTAGATACCGCTTCGTTATCCGCATCTATTCTACTAAATTTCAATATTTGTCCATTTTTTGTTTCAACTAAATAAGGGTTTTGCTCGGTTCGCATAACTGTTCCTTTAAGTGAAATCCTGTCTTACAAATGTAAAATGAATCTACAATGTCAGATACAGGGTTAGAAATTTTGGTTGATTTTGGAGACAACTGACTCTTCAAATCAACATGTGATTCTGACAAAAACGTTTCATACATTAATTCTTTATTGGCATTTCCTTTTCCTGTGGCGTGTTTTTTAATTACTGTGGGTGGGATTGTAACATATTTGAATCCGGCTTCTTTAAGTTGTTTTTTGAGTATTCCAGTATTCTCTCCAATATTGAAAACTCTTCCTGTCGCTGCAAATGCATAATCTTCCAAATAAACTTTATCTACCCGGCCATTAAACCACCGAATACATTCAATAGTCCAAGATGCAAGTTTACTAAATCTTTCAATGTCATCCGTATATTCTGGATAATCATATGCAAATATCTTACTTAATGATTTATGTGACTTGTTTTGTTTCAAAAAATGAAACTTACAATTTTCAAATTTTATCTCGTTGTCAATTATTTCTGCTACACATACTGCGGGCGATGTTAATGAATAATCAATTCCGGCGACAAATTTAATCTTCTTCAAAAAATTCGTCATAATATGGTTCCATTAATATTCCACAAAAAGCACAATGAAATGCATGTTCTTCTTGTCTTGATCGTATGTCATCTGCTTCGTACATCATAGTATATTTCGCATTACAATTATTACAATCTACATCCAATTCAACTTCCATGTCTCTCCGATTAAAGGTCTACTATTTCACATCCGCCTTCTGCTGAACAGGCAAGTTCTTGTGATGCTATCGTATAATCTTGCTGTTCATAATTAGACAATGTTGTCCAATCTACCTTCTTTGGTATTTTGACCAACAATTCATCATATTCTTTTTTTGTGCAATCTTGATACGGTGCTTGTCTGTATGTATGTTCACTAAAAGGTAAGAATGAAATACCACTAATCGAAT